ATTGTTCAGTGGCTCATTGCCTTTGTGGTGTTATCCTTTGATTTCGGTGCCGTTCTTGAAGGTCACCCGGATGTCGTCCTTGCTGTGAACGGTGATGTAGTCCACCATCGCCAGCCAGTCGGTTTCCCGGAATTCCGTCAGCGGCTCCCGGCTCCGCAGCTCTTTCAGGTAGGATTCGATCTGGTGCTTGCGGGATTTCCGCTCGGCAATCAGGTCGGTGACCTCGGTGTGTCTGGCCTTGGCCTTATCGAATCGGGCGACCAGCGCGTCGTAGCGTTTCTGGTATTCCGTCTGGTCGAGGGCGACATGTGCGTTTTCATTTATGCAGTCCTCAATGAGCTCCGCTGCGATGTTGATTTCCGCTTCCAGCTCGGATAGCTCACTCTCAAGGGCTGTGGTGTCGAGGCTCTTCATCAGGACCTGCTCGTATATGGCTATGAACTGTTCTTTCTGGTCAACCACCTTATTGGCTGTACGGAGGAACAATTCTTTTATTTTATCCTCGGTGAGCGTCGGTGTGCCGCATTTCTGATTTTCAAACTTGTGATTGCACTGCCAGATGACTTTCCTGTAGGCATCGTTGCTGTGCCAGACCTTAGGTCCGTACCAGCTACCACAATCGGCACACTTGATTTTGCTGGAGAAAATGCTGACCGAACTCAGACGGTTCTTACCCTTCTTGCGGGTAGCCATCAGAGCCTGGACCATCTCGAAGGTTTCAGGGGGTATGATAGCTTCGTGGTTGTCGCGCACATAGTATTGCGGTATCTCGCCCTCATTCATTTTCTTTTTCTTGGTGAGGAAGTCAACGGTGTAACTCTTCTGCAGGAGCGCATCACCTTTGTATTTCTCGTTGGTGAGTATGCTGCGAATGTTGCTGGCGTTCCAGTGGTCTTTGCCACCCGGTGAGGGAATGCCTTCTTTCGTGAGTGCCGTTGCAATTTGGAAAGGTGACTGACCTTGTAGAAACATACCGTAGATGCGCTTGACCAGCTTTGCCTGTTCTGGGTTTACCATGAGGTTGCGATCCGGCCCCATGTCGTAACCCAGAAAGCGCTTAAATGGAACTGTGACCTTGCCGTCTGCAAAGCGCTTCCTTTGACCCCATGTGCAGTTCTCGGAAATGGAGCGGGATTCTTCCTGTGCAAGAGAGGACATAATGGTAAGAAGGAGTTCACCCTTGCCGTCGAAGGTCCAGATGTTTTCTTTCTCAAAATAGCACTCCACATTGTGCTCCTTCAGGGAGCGGATCGTGGTAAGGCTGTCAACCGTGTTTCTGGCAAACCGGCTGACTGACTTTGTAATGATTAGGTCAATCTTTCCATCAAGGGCATCAGCCACCATGCTTTTGAAGCCCTCGCGCTTTTTGGTGTTCGTCCCGGTGATACCTTCATCAGTATAGACACCAGCGAACTCCCAATCGTCACGACCTTGAATGTAGTTGGTGTAGTAGTCGACTTGCGCTTCGTAGCTGGTGAGTTGCTCCTCATTGTCGGTGCTGACACGAGCGTATGCCGACACACGTCGCTTCTTGGTGCTGTTGATCGGTGCCGCTGTGAAGCGTGACAGCGTCGCCGGTATGGTTGTTACGGATTTGGCCATTTCTTTTCACTCCTTATTTTCTTGATTCTTTCGCTCATTGCCTCCTTGCGTTCGTCTGTCCAAGCAGCTTTCATGGACGCTCTCGCTTTTTCCTTGCGTTCCTCAGTCCAAGGTGTACCGTGGCGCTTATCCAAGAAATCTCTGGATTCAGTATGGCCGTCCCTAAAATGAAAGGTTACCGTGTGGTCGAGGATCGTGGCATTTTCAATCTGTGCATCCATCGTGGCCTCATCAAATTCGTCAAGATCGAGTATGTCTGTTACCAGCCTTTTCATGGTCTCGTCCCGGATGCCGGGGTTGTGGCATTTATCCTTAGGTCCGGTGCAATACCAAGACCGCGTCGGAGTGCCATCTTTGCGTTTTCCAGACTGGCAGCGGTAATTGGCGCCACAGCAGGCACATTTGATGAAGCCTGTGAACTCGTAGAAGGCGTTCTTGTTCGGATTGGTATCCTTGTGTTTATGGCGTTCGCCCCAGAGTTTCCTGCGCTCTGGTGTCCACCAGTCTTTTTTTGCTGAGGACTCCCATATGCGGGTAATCTCTCGGCCGTCCTTCAAGAAGAAGGTCATAACCTTGCGTTCGGGGACCTCGATGTGGTCTATCCGCTCAAGAAAAGCGTCCTCATCAAAGCTCTCAAGGTCAAGCACCGCAGCACATTCAGCTTCCAACACCTTTTGCGGAATGGTGCCTTTTACCGGGCAACGACCGCCTTTTTTCTTTGTGGTACCACAGCCCCAGAACTCAAGCTCGTTGCCACGGTCTTTACGTCGGTTATGCATATAGCTGATGCCACAATGGGGACACTTGATCTTTCCTGTAAAGCAGCAGGTGTTCAGAGACTTGTTTCCAAAGGGACCGAGTTCTTTCCTGCGTTTGAACTCTTCCTGAACTGTATCCCATTCGTCTTTTGGAATAATGGCCTCGTGCGTATTCTCAACATAATACTGCGGAAGCTCCCCTCGATTCTTTTTGCGGTGCTTGGTGATTGGGTCTTCACAGTATTCCTTCTGAAAGAGCATGTTGCCGGTGTAGGTAATGTTCGTAAGAATCACCTTGACATTGGAATCCACCCACGGCTTTCCTTGCCGGGTGTAAATGCCACGCTCCATCAACATGCGCCCAATCTCAATGCGAGATGCGCCTTTCATGTATTCCGTGTACATCCAGCGGATGATTTCTGCTTCCTTTGGCACGATGACCAGTTTGTCGTCCTGCCACTCATACCCGAAAATGCTGAACTTTCCGTTGGGGATGCCCTGCTTGAACCTTTTGATTGTGGCCCACCGCACATTCTCGGAAATGCTCCTACTCTCTTCCTGTGCGAAAGAAGCGAGGATAGAAAGCATCAGCTCTCCGTCACCGCTCAAAGAATTGATATTTTCTTTTTCAAAGTGAACTTCGATACCGAGTTCCTTTAGGTGCCGGACCGTGTTCAATAGGTCTACGGTGTTTCTGGCAAAACGCTGAATAGACTTCGTAAGAATTATGTCGATTTTTCTGTTTTCACAGTCATCAAGCATACGATTGAACTCATCGCGTTTTTTGGTTCCAGTGCCCGAGATGCCGTAATCTGCATAGACTCCGGCATATTCCCATTCTGGGTTCTTTTGAATCAGTGCGCTGTAGTAACTTACCTGTGCGGAAAGCGAGTGCTGCATCCGCTCGGATTCTATTGATACTCTGGCGTAAGCAGCGACTCGTTTTCTTGTTTTGAGAATTGGGATTCTTCGTTCGATTCTTTCGACTGTTTTCATGGAAAAATACCTCCTTTCCATGTAACATATATCACTCTATAAGGCCAAAAAGTCAAGCGTTTTCAGACAATAAAGCACCCAAATATGGTCGGTATTGTTTAAGCAAAATTGTATCAATTTCAGCGTATTCCTTTTCGGTAATCAGCCCCTTTTCCAGCATACTTTTTGCCATTGAAATGGCCGCATGATAAAGCATATCGCTGTGGAGTTCTTCTTTGCTCATTGGGCGTCACCGCCTTTGAACCGGGCCACGATATAGCAGTCGTGGGAGCAGTATTTGCGATTGGCATTCCCGTAGGCCGTGAAGTCCTTTCCGCACTCCGGGCAGGTAAATTTATAAACGGCCTTTTGCTTTACAGCCTCTGGATGCGCGTTCCACCACGCTATCCGACACTCCGGGGAGCAGAATTTCTTAGTCTTTCGTCCGGGGAACTGAACGAGCATTTTTCCGCAGTTCTGGCAAAGCTGTGTAGGAACCGCTTCGAGGGTATGACTTTCTGCTTTCTCTCCGGCAAGTCCGTGAGCGCGACAGTAGGCTTTGACGCTGTCCTTCGACAGACCGATGCTATTTGCTATCGCCGTATATCCAAATTTCTGTTGTCGCAGGACCGTTATCTTTTCTCTTTGCTCATTTGTCACAAGACAATCCTCCAGTCTGAGAGGTATTCCTCTCACTAACCACTGGACATCAAATGCTTCTTTGGGCGAAAAACAAGCAAAAAAATAAGGCCTGCAAGGAAAAAATCCTCACAGGCAGTATTTTTGAACAGTATTATTCGCCGTAAATCCCGGCTCTGTCGTTGATGACAAGCATACGGAGCATATTATCGTCAAGGTTGAGTTTACCTTCCTCATCACCCTTGAGATAGCCTTTGTTAATGAGCTTCGTAATGGTAGGCTTTGCCCAGGCGGGCATATTATCATCTACCCACGCATAAATCATTTTATGCTCCAGCTTATCGACCTTACCGGCGAGAGTGCCGACCGCATCGACAAGCGCGTTAAATTTGGTTCTTTCATCAGAAGTCATAGGTTCGTCCTCCTTATTTTCCATTTTCTTTTTAACATCGGCTCTGAAGCCGTCCATAGTGTAATTAATCCCGACACCCTTCCACAAGTGTTCGGGATCGCCATGATTGGTGGCAATGCCGAGAGCGTGTCCCTCACGGTGAGATACAATATCTTTCAAAGGGTTAAGGTTATACATTTTACAGAGCATTGCAAAAAGCTCAACAGCGGAGTTATAGGTTTTTCTTACGCTTTCCTGCGCCTTTGCCTTATCGGAGCAGGTAAAAGAGGAACCTCCCGTATATTTGATTACGGAGGGCTCACACATTTCGACTCCTATATGAGTATTGTTTGACGCTCCGCCACCGTGCCAACCTCTGTGGTCCCACGACAGCGTCTGATAAATAATGCCTGTGTTCCCGTCAATAAATGCGTGAACACAGGCACTCTTGTAGTTTGGACTGTTCCAATTTTGAATAAAGACTTGTGCATTGGGCTGCGGACAGCCTACTGAATGGAGCATTAGTCCTTTGACCGTTATTTTCCGTCCTGCCGTATAGCACGGGTTCTTTGTCATAATGCTTTCAATTAACTGCATTGTCAGTCCTCCTTCTCGCTGCGGTCATGGAGCTGTTCTAAGATAAGTTTTATCTTTTTCGGAACAGGCAGTCCGAGATATGTTGCGTTTTCCAAAAGGGATACGCCCTCGTTGGAAATATAGAAGAAAATAACCGCCGTTCTCAAAACAGAGCCAGACCCGATGATGTGCGTATCAAGGATATGTCCTATACCGACAAGCGCAAAAATAAGCACCTTTTTGCAGATACCCTTAAAACCGACACGGCTGGATAACCGTTTGTCAACAATCGCGCACATCACGCCCGTTATGTAGTCGATAACGACAAAGGCGATCAGAGCATACAAAAGTCCGTCACATCCTCCCAAAAACCAACCGAGCCAACCGCCCACTGCGGTAAAAATGAGTTGTGTAGTGTTCCATAGTTCCTTCATAAAAATCAAACCTCCTTGTAAATTTGCAGATAGCTTTCGCTTTCATCTGCTGAATAGTAGTGTGTAAGTGTTATATAATAAACAGAACCTTCTGTTAGAGAAAAGCTCCGGTTATAGAAATATCCCTCATAAAGCGGAGAGAATTCGCTATTGTAAAACCTTATTTCGTGGTCTCCGGATTGCCGTTTTACTTGTATTTTGTAGTTACCGTCCGATTGCGGAATGAATTTATATAAGGTCAAGCATTCCTGTTCTGTTTTTAAATATGCGGAATAGACAGGGGCAATCGATACGAGCGTAACACCGTTATCGACAAGAATATCGGTAGCCTGTTTAAGCGTTCCGCCAATATTGACATACACCTCTGTCAGTTCGTTTTTCAACCCTGAACGGTTTGTAAATACGCCGTATTGAAACACACCTGTTGTAGGTTCATTTGCTTCAAGACTTTCGGTTACAGTAAGAGAATCAATGCGATACCAGTTTTCCCATGTTCTGCTTGTTGATTGGCGATAAGACGGAACAGCCAAAAATTGAGTTATTCCATAATTCGGCACATCACAATCAATCGTGTATTTCCCATCCTCAGGCAGAGTAAAGGTTTGTAGAGTTGTCCATCCGTAATTTAATCGATAAACCATAAAGTTCCAACTGATGCCCATAACCGTACCGGACCCTGTATTGGTTATTTCAATATACACTTTTAGGTGGTTACATATCGGAACAGTCGAGTTAAAAATCATTGGATGAGTATAATTTCCATTGATTTTTATTTGGCTGTCTGACCAGTGACATTTGAACCTTCCGGTGTCACCATAACCGCAATACGGGTAGTCATATGTAAAATTAACTGTTGCCATAATGTATCACCTCAAAAAACTTTAATGACAATGTCACCGTTACTTGTTGTAGGAGGCATTGAGCCGCTCGTCCAAAACACAATGTTTCTGACCTGTTTTGTGGTATATGCCGTGTTAGAATATGCGGTTAGTTTTGCCGTCATAGTAGTATCGGCATTTTTTCTCACAAAGTTTGTATCCACGTAGGTTTTGTTTGCAATGTCGTTGCTGTCGGATGGATTTGCAACCTTTGCTCTGCCGTTACTATCACGAATTATCAGACGGCTCGCCGTATTGGAATCGGTTGCATTATCGAGTTTTGTTTTGTCAGCCGCACTCATAAAACCGCTTGCCGATGATGTCGCATTTGCGTGTGTTCCGCTTTGAATATGGTCTTTACACTGTGAAAGTGTGACGGGCGGAGTGCCTTGCCATGTTGAAAGTCCCGTTATGGTTTTTATGCGGTTTGCAAGCCAACCGAGGACAACAGACAGCTTACCACCGGAAGAACTGCTTGAAGGGGCATTTGTGGCAGAAACTGTAGGTGTCAATGCCGCATCTATGCTGTCAAGATCCTCGTTGATTACAGCAATATCCGCATTCTCTGTATAAAGCGGTTTTTGAAAATTGTAATTTGTTGTTTCTCTCGGCATACGCTCACCCCTTAAACCAAATTAGAACCTTGTCATCGGCGATTCGCTTTAAAACAGGATATCCGTTTTCAATAGATTTTACGGCAATGCCGCCTTCACCAACTCTGCAAATATCACCCGACTGCAATGTTCCGTCATCATATACAACGAGCTTTCCTATTACACCGACAGTAGACCATTCGGGACGGTCTTTTCTTGGAATGTATTTTGTTTCGGGATTCCATTCAGGATTTAGAACAGACTGACTTTCAATGTGTTCTTCAATCAGAATGTTTCCTTCTTCGTCATACTCCGCAGGAACGACAACATCATGGTATTGTACTCTTCCAAAATCGTCAGTTATGTATTTGCCTTGCCAGTGCATTTCACCGCTGTCACCGACAATGGCGGGAGTGGCGGATACGATGCCGAGAGGAGCATCAAAATTATCGCATTTTACTATTTTGTCACCATCAAGTTTAACGAAATACCCTGTGCGGTCTTCGGCATTTGGATTGCCGTCTGCCCACTCGAAAAACTCGGCATAGTCGGCGCAAGGTGATGTGTATTCACCGTCAGCCGACACATTTCCGTTAGAGCGTACCAAAAAAGCCATTCCCGGAGTTTTAAGTGTTTCACCGTTTGCAAGCCCCAATGACCACATTTCCACATTATTTCCGTATTTTCCGAAGGTAGAAGCACCGTGAGCCGCCGAATGAGTATGAAGTCCGTGTGCAAAGCTGTATTTTCCCGATGCTATACTGAAATAACCGCTAACAAAATCAGCCATAGTGTAAGATGATGATGTGTCTAAAACAAAGGCATACGATTGAGGGTATAATGTTTCAGCATATGAATTTGTTGAGAAACTTACATCTGTCAGAGTTAAAACATTATTGCTGATACTGCTTATCGTTGCTTCTCTGAATATAATCGTATTAATTTTGTTATAGCACCGAATAACTATTTTTTTGCCAACAATACCGGTTGTGTCCTGTCCGCTTTCAATGGTCAGTGTTTTTGCTGAATTGTTAAGTGAAACACATTTTAGCGGTCTGCCGCATATTCTTGTGTAATTACCGCATGAGAACGAATACGGCGAATAATTGTACGACTGGTTGACTGCTACACTTCTTTCTGCACTTGCCTGACCTGAATTTGCCGCAAATGAATACATTCCTGTGGCTTTACCGAAATTGAAAGCGGCAGTACTACTGCTTGAAGCCGTTGCATAGTTTGCCGCAAAGCCGTTATTTCCTGTTGCGTGTCCATATCCGAATGATATACTGTTAATTCCTGTTGATTCAGAACCCATAAGAATAGCTGTCTTTACACCTTCGTATGAGAAAAGCGAATTAAGCGCAACAAATGTGGTTATATACTGATAATCTATAATCGTATGAACATCATCCGGCGCATCAAGACTTATATCTAATCCTGAAACTTTACAGTATCCGTTTCCAATTTCGGTTATCTCGCATATTTGTAATCCTGACTCTATATTAACAAAGTCCGTCCATTCCGGATCTGCCCAACTGACAGTGGCCGAAATAGCAACCTTGTCACCGACCTCAAACGGAGGAGGACAGGATTCACCTTCTTCATCAAAGTAGTCATAGTATATTTTTCCGTCATCATCAAACCAATTGACATAAAAATCATTAGCCGGAGTCTTATTAACTGTTTTGTTGCCCCCGATAAGATTTATATTATTGCCGACAACAGTATTATTTGACCCGATTACAAGGTTGTTATTGCCGTATACAATATTTCCTTTGCCAACAATAACATTATTTTCGCCGTCAACATATATTTGATCGCCATCGACCGATGAGCCGCCACCGCCTGTCTGGTAAATCTCATTGATAGCCTCAACTACTGTTTTTGCCGTTGTCCTTAATCTTTCCACATTGCCGACATCGGCATAAGTGGCAAGACCGATATCGTTAGGATGTATTTCCGCCATATTTAAGCCTCCAATCTTGCATATGCTTTGTTTCCGTCCCATACGACTTTGGCATTACCTTTGTCATCGGGGCAGAAATATACATAGTTTCCGATAATCAAAAGGGATTTCACTACTTCAAATGTCAGAAGCCAATCCCAAGTATGTTCCTTTACCGTATCCCAATTTCCAAGCTCGTCCAAAATATCCTGCCACAGTCTGTAGGTGATAATATATTCTACCGCAAGGTGAGCAGGCTTTATTTCCTCAATCATTGCCTGAATATCCGCAAGGTTATATGGGATACCTGTTTTTGATGTGAATTTTACCGCAAAGGCATATTCGGACGGTTGTTCTATGATTTCTATCTCACCGTTTATAAAGGACTTTGCGACATTTTTCATCATTGATTTTGTAACCGTACCCGTACCACGAAGCTTTGAAAGGACACGACCTCTGCGTGTATCAATATCCGCTTCCGTGTCGGGATCGAGTCCGACATCCGCCTCATGCTTTGAAATATCACGGTCGGACAGAATGACAAAAAACTGATTTTCGGTAAGTTCCGCTTCGTTTTTTAGTCTCTCAAATTCTGCGCTTATGGAATCAACGATTTCTTTCATCACCGCTGAATTGCGGTAATATAAAGGCATACCCTCAAACAATCGTAACACCTCCCAACACGGGAACAGCGGTTTCCGAGACATCTATGTTTTCTGTGTCCCCATTTAAGGTAAGGTCGGTATAATCCGTGATGCCGTCACAGTTTAAGATGCATCCGCCGATCTGTGCAAAAGAAATATAGGATGATGAGAACGCTTTGTTTTGTAGGAATGTTGTTACACTTTTTGATATTCTTTCTACAGCAGTTTCCTCCGAAACACCGCTTGCAAGTACAAGAGAAACAGATATGTTAATTGTAAGAGGTGTCGCACTTTCTACTGTGACAGATGCTCCTATCGGACGGTTTTCTTCAATGTGGGCTGCAACTTCTGCAATCAGTTCTGAACTCGCCACATCTTTGTCTTTGTTTATAATGATTACCTTGACCGTACCGTTTCCGTTCCAAAGCGGTATGCACTTGGCATCACCCACACCGTTTACCTCTTTAGCCCATCCGATATAATGGTTTTTGCTGCCGGATGTTGCGGGAAGTGACACCTTTTCAAAATACCGCTCACGGAGTTCATCGTCTGTCTCTGCATCAAATCCGCCCGTTGCGGTTTCTTCGTTTGTAACCGAAACAAGCCCCGGAAGTGTAACGGGAAACTTGTTTATTGCGCCGATGGGAATGTTGCCGATTTTACCGGGAGTATCGCAGCTTGCCAGAACAGACGCTGTGCCGTTTTCATTGAGCGTTGCATTTTCTATAATGGTAAAAACGAGCGTGTCCGAAGCGACTTTGTCACCGACAGAAACGCTGCTGTTTGGTGTGCCTGTTATTCTTACCGTTACGGTTGATGCCGTTGCCGACTTTCGGGTTAAGCCTTGCTCCAAAACCTTATTGTCGAGGTATTCGCCCTCGGCGGTTTTTGCAAAGCCGTTTTTTAAGATGTCCTCGACTTGACCGTACACGATTTCAAGTTCATCTGATACAGGCTTTTCCACATCATAAAAAAATGAGCCGACCGATTTGTCGTACTCATTGCTAATTTGCGACAGTAACCGTGATAGGATTTCCTCCTGTGTCACCGACAGTCACCTCCATTTCAACCGTAAGGGAGTTAATGTCCCTTGTGATTTTCATATTTGTAACGGAGCGTATTTGCGGATTTTGAAGGAGCGCATCCTCGATTTCACGCTTCAACTCCGATTCGATAAATGCCACAGAATAACTATTTCCGATTATTAAGTCTTCAAGTTTTGCACCGTATTCTGTGTCATCGTATATTTTAAATCTGCCTTTTTCTGTTCGTAGTATTTTTTCTATCCAGATCTTGACCGCTTCCAAGCCGTCACACTCTATAAGCTTTCCGTCACGCACGACAAAATCACCCGTGTCAAAATCGAAAAGGTATGACTTTGTGCCGAAGCTGTCCGCTGACAAAGTGAAAGCAATATCGTTTGTTTCGGGAAACATTACCGTACCACCCCCAAGAGTATAAATTTTTGGTGGTTTTGGTATGGTAGCAAGACCACCTCACAACCAAGATAGATGTATTCTTGATCACTGTTTTGCTGTTTATAGTCAAACAGGGCTTTTATGTAACTGTCGTTTAGGATAATTTTGTCACTGATGCGGATTTTCGTATTCGGCAGTTCTATAATAGTTCCGAATACGGGAGAGTAGCCTGTTTCATTTTCCCGTTCCTTTAAGAGTTTTGCAAGCTCCGTTATTCCGTCCAATTTACCACCTCCGCAAATCAACTTTTACATGGTGAATACCGTTTGTTATGCTGTGCGATGTACCTTCAATCAAATACCGTACCCCGTCAATGTCCATAGCCATTCCTGCTCTTGTGTAGCTTTCTACAGCCTCTATCATTTCAAAGGAAAAAGACTCTGATTGCTTGTTCAGTTCAGAGAGTTTATTTTTTGCAGCTGTAGTTGCGCTTTCCTTTTCGGGGTCTATCTTTACGATTTCCTGAAGCACACCGTATTTATATATGCTGTCAGCATCCTTCAGAACGGTTTGAACGGTATATACACTGTCTGCTTCGGTTATAACCTTTATGCTGTTTTTCAAATCTTCTATAGACATCGAATGAGAGACACCACCACGCAGGGACGGTGAATAAATAAGTTGCGTGTTTGGGGTTATCCGAAATTCGGGATATGCATAAATCTCACCGTACTTATAAATCCGTAATCCCTGCGGAGTAACATCAAAATTGTAACCGCCGCCGCATAGCTCAAGGATATTTGAAATAATATCCGATACGGTCTTGTCCACATAAATTTGTTTGATTTCGGTCTTCAGTTCGGGAATCGTATCAATCGGGATGTTGAAATCGGCACAAACCTTGTTTATGGCTTTGTATGCCGACATATTGTTAAACTGATATGTTTCCTTTGATTTATTAAGATACCAACCGAAATCAGTAACGGTGTATTTATTCCGTGTTTCGTCCGCATCATCAACCGCGATTACGATACCTCTGAATATCTCGGCATTGGTAAAAAGGTTTATAATGCTCCCGACTTGTGGAGCGTAGGTGTTAACATACCTTGTAGCAGACTTCGCCACCTCAAAATTCATCTTTGTGGCAAGCTCATCAATCGTGTTTTGCCACGAAAGACCGCCCACATAGCTTGAAATATCCACACCGTCCGCAAGCAGTTTATATGTCTCATCTCGGTTAAGCGAAAAATCCTCTCTGACAGTGTTACCGCCTGTGCCGTATTTATCGGAAAGACTGTATTCCTTTTCAGTATTCGTGCCTGTTCCTGTTGAGGATGAAGCAGGAGCTACCGAATCATCGCCCGTATAACGTAAGACGCAGTTCCACGGATAATTGTAATAGCCCCTTGTATAGATCTCTTTTCCTGTCTGGTCACCCTTTTTGCCACCAGTAGTTTTGCCTTTTTCGTTTATGGAAGCGTTGACGATTGTACTGCCGCCGTCAGTGACCACAAGAGCAGTATGGTGTGTGGTGTTAAGAAGCACATCTCCGCGCTTTAAGCCACTGCCGTTTGACAGGTTTATCTGTCCGGTAACATCCGAAAACCCATATCTTAAAAATACAGGTCTCATATCTCCTGTATATGTTGCGCCACCCGTTTTTACTTTAACACCGGCTTGCTCAAAAGCAGAAATCACAAGTGAGGAACAGTCATAATCAACACCCCAACGGCTGTTCTGGTCATACCCATGAGAGTTATCGTTTGCAATGCTGACCGCCCAATTTACCGCACTTTCAACTACCACACCCATTATATTAACTTCACCTCCGAGAGCGTGATGCTATAATACATATCGCCATCTTTTTTAATCGTGTAGGAAAAGCTCTCTATGGTGCAAGCCATATTGATAGGCGTTTCGGTAATGATAAGTCGCATCGGGAGCTTCTGCTCATACCATGTATCAAGCAGATAAAGATAGCCGAATGCAGTATTACTTCTGTCACGCAAAAAGGGATAGTCCTTTGAAGGAAAGAAACTATCCCATGAAATGCTTTTTAACTGACTTCTGCCGATTAAGTTTAATTCACCCTGCGATACTGTTTCAAACACCTCATTGGAGCGAGGCTTTGACACGGTAAATTCGGAAGGCAGGACAGGCAAACAGATGACCTGCTCACGGTTGTTTACGCTTAAGTATATATCCATCCAAGTCCCTCCTTACAGATTTGCAAGCGCGAGTTTTAACTTCGGCACAAGCTCGTTCACAATTGCATCAACAGGCTTTCCGTCAGCGTTTACGGTGATATAAAAGACATTGTTGTTTGTGTTTGTCGTCTTG